TTCCAACGCCACGGAAAGCTTGGATTTGAAGACGCTTAGGGCCATTTTGAAGATAATCGGCGATTGCATATTGCGCACGGGTAGGTGAGGGTAGTTCTAACTGCTCCCACAAAGCTTGTAGGAACAGTTTAAAGTCGTCTTTTAAAGCTAATAATACATTACTCATATGGTAAGGTTTTAATTTTAGACTGTTTGTCTAGATTGTAAGCTTCTTTAGCTTCGATGTATTCTTGACGCATAGCGTCTTCATAATCTTCAGTGAAGCTTGTTGGCATTGATTCTGTTTCGCTCATAGTAATACGTTATTCATCTATTCCGAATATATTGTCTAAAAGTTCTTTAGGTAAATATTTCTTTCTTTTACCACTCATTATTTCTCTTTCTTGTGTTTTATTTAAAAAGATTCCTTCTAATTTATCTTGTTTAGTTTTAATGGGTTTACCACCTCTAGGAGAATTTATTGGATCTCGCTTTAACTCACGCCTAAATCCTTCAGCTGGTTCGATGAATGAATACTCATGTAAAAATTCATTCATATCTTCTTGAATAGCACTACCTTGACGTTGAAATCTAGTTGCTTCATCCATTCCTTTTAACGTCTTTTCCTCATTAATGATAAGTTGTAATTTATCTTTTAGAATCTTTTCTCTCCAATTAGTAATTTGTTGTTTTATTACTTCAGGAGGTTGAGTTAAATCTATATAAGGTTTACCTGTTTTAGGATTTATATGAGTACCTAATCTATAACTTAAAGTTTTATACTTTCCAACTGCTTTAGGATTATCAGAAGCATATAAAATATCATGATAATCACCTAATTCTCCTATTACTGTTCCATCTACACGTTTGACAAGTAAATTTCCAGGTGATTGTTTAATTGTAATTGATCTACCTTCTGGTATTGGTATGTCATAATCTAAAAGAATAAAATCCATTGCATCTTTTGGTTTATGCAGTTTCTTTAGTATAGATTCTGAAGCATCTTTAAAAGACTTCATACGATTACTATACAAGATTCTTACATTATTAGGGCTATGCCTTGATCCTTTTCTAAACCTTACTTCGTTAGGTAATGCCCAGAATCTATCATAATATTTATCTTTACCAACTAAATGCTCTACATAAGCTGTAGATGGTTTATCTGCTAACTCCTGTATAAAACCAGTATCTCTAGACCACTTATTCCATTCAGCTCTGAATTTACCTAAAAATTTGTAACCAGATTCAGTTCGTTTAGATATATGTTTACCTGTAGCATCAAATAATACTTCATCTGCAAGTTTATCTGTCCACATTATTGCTTCACCGGGTTGAGGAGTAGTACCTCTTTGTACCCAGTCTGGTTCAGGTGCTGGTGCAGGTATATCATCAGTAGCAGCATGTACAGGAGGAGCTTGTTTAGCACGTCTATCAAATACATCTGCTAGGATATTATCATATAGAAGTCTAGTACCTTTAATGCCTGTCTTTAATAGTGGAGATTTAATACTTATTGCTTGCTCTAGTAAAGTATCTTCTGCATCTGGAGCAATTAGATTTAATCCAGCTTCGAGTACTTTTCCTGTACCCCATGTTGCAGCTGCTTTAGGAGCAATCATCAGACCAGCAGCTACTTCAGCTGGACCTACTGAATGAGGAGTAGCTTGACTTCTAGCCCATTCAGAGTTAGCTAGTTCTATCTTCTCTTCTTCAGTCATCACTTCCTCTTAGCTCCGCCTCTGCCTCGGTTAGTCTTACGACTCTCAGCTTTAAACGAACCATTAGGTTGTTTAGAGGCATCGACATTCTTTGATTTAATCTTCAAACTTTCTCTAGCTTTGCTATGTGCTCTTTTATACTCGTTGGAATGAGCATACTTACCACCTGGACTATTGTCCTTAACGTGTTTAGCTCTTGAGGCTTTATTCTTCCGATAATGCCTAGCTGTTTTGCCTAGTTCTGCCATAGAGTCTATGTTGTACGAGTTCTGGGTCTACTTTAGGTATGATAGAAGCTAACTTATCTAATGGTGTACCTTCATAGGCTATACCAGTAATATCGTTAGTTTTTAACCAATCACACGCTGCTTTTAAATCTTGGGTAGTAGCCTCACCACTACGAACTCTCTTTAGGAATTCATCAGTGACGAGGTTATGAAGTTCATCAAACTTCTCTTCCTTTGCTTTAGCCATAACCTGCTTTAAATTCGTTCTTAATATTAGCCCAACCTTTTTTCTTTAGGTAAAGTTTTTGAAATCGAGTACCTTTAGGTTCACCATAGTGATCATCTTTTGGGCCAGGTACAATTTTATTAGCCATTAAGCTTTCCAAATGTTAATGTTTTTTGTAATCTTCTTCTTTTTAGCTTGTTTTGGTAAGGGGCCGTAAGGACGAGGCATGTATGTACCACCGTATTTCTTTATAGGTGTGGCATCCCCTCTAAATGTTCTTCCCATGATTAAGTTAATAGTTTCTTTTTAACAATTTCTAATGCCTGATCATCTAGTTTGTTATCAGTTCTAGCTACATAAGCTGTTAGTAAATCGATTACTAAGTTCTTAACTGCATCTGATTTCAAGAAGGCGAAAAGGATGGGCTTGATAATTAGGATCATTTTTCTTTAGTGGGTTGTGTTTCTTTATCTTGTGCTGCTAATACAGCAATTGGTATAACATCATTGCAAAGTATTTCAAAGTCTGTTCCAGGTTTAAGTGTAAAACCTCTTTGCATGAATCTTGTACAGTTATCTATTCTAACAAGCTCATAATCGAGCCGTTGTTTTTCTAGTTCTCTTTCAGCGATCCTTTTACATATATCAACAGACTTTCTATCTAATGGTACCATAAAAGACATTTGTACTCCCCAGTTATGAGTTATATTATAAGACTCAGGATCATACGGCTTACCTTCAGTACCTAGATAGTAAGGTGAAAGGCTCATAACAGGACCGTTACAAACCACTCCACGTCCATATTGTTGCCGTGAAACTCCAGAGTTATTCTGGAATTGCACAGCTTGATTAGTTACATTTCCTGTCGCAGCAGCTGAAGTCTGAGGATTAAGTACTGTATTACCTTCACCTACTTCAGCTTTAACTGGTACTCCTATTGAGAGAAGACCGATAAGGAAGTAGTAAGCGAGGTTGTATCTATTGTTCTGTTGATGTCTGTTACTTCGATTATTCCTGCAGATCTTTGAACTATTTCTAATTGAAAGTTCTGACCTGGAGTTGTTATGTCGAAGCTTGTTGCATGATCGTTGATATGCCCTGTAGGGGTTATATTGTGACCAGTCCAACTGGAGTAATCTCCTCCGTATACTGTTGTTTGTATTGTTTCGACTATATTTTGGGTAGAGTTAGTGGTTGAGTTCATAGAACCCTGGGTGAAGGCGGGTGTTACAGTATTTGCTCTAACTGCTGTTGGAACTAGCAATAATAGAGCTAGTAAATACTTTTTCATACGTCTTCTTTCTTTTTAGCCATAGGACAATTAACGGGACTATTTTTACCACCATTTTTATTACCAGTGGTCAAGCCAAAAGTTGCAAGTGCTCCCGTAAAGACACTAGCAACGAACGTGATATCTGAGTTACCTGATTTCTTAACCATAGGTATCTCAACATAATTAAGAGTAATTATAAATCCTGACCATACTACTACGCCAAGTCTGACGAATGTACCCAGTATTTGAATTTGCTCTTCTTTATCATCAATTCCTTCTTTTAATTTATGTAGAAGGTTCTTCGGTTTTTCCTGTGGTGTTTCCATTAAATTTTTTCTGTATTCGTTTAGCAATCTGCATAATGATAGGTTTCATTACCTTAACAGTTTGCTTAAACAAGGAAGTTACAGTAAGAGTAGCTATAACACTCACTGACGCTGTAGTTCCTGCAGTTATAAGTATTTCTTCTTTGGGAACTGGAAACGTTAGGTCAGTGAATGGAATATCTATACGTTTAACTTCAGCAGCTTCTTGCTTTGGTTTTGGTGGTTTACCTTCTTGTTTCCTTGCAAGTTCTTCTTCCAGAATCTCTTCCAAATCAGCTGTAATAACACCTACAGGAGGTGCTAATACAGTAGGAGCTATAACAATAGTTGGAAAGGTAGGTATCTCTACTGTTGGTTGTTCTAAAGTAGGTGTTGGTATATCCAAAGCACCTGGAATAGCTAAAGCATCAGGTAGAGTTATGGAAGGGAGTAAATTTTCTTCCATTTATTTATACTTTTGTTTAAATCATATCCAAGATCATCAGCTAAAGGTGTAAATAATTTAAGGAAATCGTCTTGAAAGTTATTTAAAAATATTTCCATATCTTCCTTCCTACGTTTACCTCCTATAAATCTTTCACCTCTATTGATATAAGGATCAGCTTTTTTTAATTTATAGAGAAAACCACCTTTAATTCTATTTCTAATTTCATAGTCTTCCATTTTTTGCATTCGTTCCTTGTTACCTGATTGAACAGCAGTTTCAATATCAGAGTTAGACCAACCTAGATCTAAGGCTCCGTTAACTTTAACTAGCTCTGAAGACACATCTTTGATCATATCTTCATACCTAATGATAACTGAAGCTTTATCCTTCCAAGAGTTCCAATGATTACTCATCCCATGAAATTCATTCACTAAATTATTTTGAAAATGTCTTTTTATATTCTCAGTTTTATAAATCAAACATCCTGCTATTCTCATATGAGCTAACCAGGAAAATATTATCTCAAATGGATTTCGAATAATAAGTACTGAACCATCATTATCTTTCACTGTTGGAGCTTTAGAATTGAAACTAGCATGTGTTTTAACAAACCCTCTTTCAATATTATCAGGCCAAATATAATCACCTTTATCGTCAAAGGGATAGAACTCATCAATTTCTTTAGAACTTGTGGGGAGTCCTTTTTCAGCTCCATAAACAAGAAATCTAAACCAAGTTGCTCCTGATTTCTTATATGAAGTTACTACAATACGTTTCAAGATAGATCTTCTTTTATATCAAAAATTAAATGCACTCTATCCGTACTAGATTTGTTATCAACAGAATGAGATTCTAAGTTATTTATTTCTATAGCATCACCTTTATTCATAGGAATCAGACCCCCTCTTACTGTAAATGAGCATTCTGGGGCTGTAATTATAGGTACGTGTACTCTATGACTAAAGCCAAATATGCTAGCATTATCTTTATGACTTGGAATGCTTTTACCTGCTGGTAATTTAGCTAAAAGATAGCGATCAACTTTATATTTTTTTAAATTCAAAACTTCAGCAGTTTTAGCGAATATTTCGTTGATAATAGAATAACGTGTAATTAAATCAGAATCATTAAAATCTGTTTTATTCTTAACTTTATCTTTGAATATAAATTTAAAAATAATTGACTTAGTATCTTTATGTACCCCTTTTTTATCTTGTCTATAAGTATTCTTATCCCATGATTCAGAGGGTTCACTATTAACTAAATCCTCTAAGGTTTTAATCTGAGCATTAGTTAATGTAAATAATGTTTTATAAGTTGAGTGATCGTATAAATGCATATTACCCTTCTTTTACTACAGGTTCACTAGGTATTTTATGAGTCCAAGGCCAACCACTATCTTTAGTTATATCTCTAAGAAGTTTTCGATATTCTTTAAATTCAAGTACTTTCTCAGCAGATAATGCAGTATCTGGAAGTTGAGTCCAATCACAATTAGTTAGTTTTAGATTTCTATCATCTGTTGCTATTACTAACTGTTGTGCGTCTTCGGCTTTCTTCTCGTCATCAGTTTTATCAACGATATTATACTTATCATAGTACTTACCATCTTTTACCTGAACACCATCTCTGACGGCTTTCTTACCTCTTCCTGGTGTTTCATATCCTTCTATCGTAACTTCAACAAAGTTTGGATTCCAATCCTTTACTGTAAAAGTTTCAGTAAATGCAATTACACGTAAGTCTTCATGTGCTTCACGTAGTTCGTGGAAGGTATAATGTTTTTTTGTTATTGTGTTGTAATATTCCATAATTAAAGATTACCTGTATTTGTACTTGGATAAGAGCGAGCAGAGTTATCACTAGACCAGAGGATTCTAACAGCACCTGGGCCGCCCCAACCACCCCACTTTAATGAGTAACCGCCGCCACCGCCGCCACCATATAAACCAGCATAATTACCATCTTGTGAACCACCAGCGGCTCCACCACTGGAACCTCCTTTTCCGGCTGTTGTAGATGAAATAAGACCTGAATTTGTATGTGTACCACCAGCTCCATTTGAACCTTGACCGTATATACCTACACCACCTCCACCGGAAGCTGGGCCGTTATCTGAGGCTAAGGCTCCACCGCCTCCACCGCCTCCAGCACCAGCACTTCCACTACTAGAAGTATTTCCACCACTACCACCACTTCCAGAGTAACCAGCAGCACCACCGCCACCTCGTGAACCAGCACCACCTGTTCTTAGAGTATGACCTGTGTAACCAGTACCTGATGATTGACCACTTGCGGCAGATGCTCCTGCGCTTAGGCCACCGCCGTTGCCGCCATCGGCTAGAATATAACTACCACTGGGCCAGTATCTAGTACCAGAACCACCAGAAGAGCCTGTACCAAACCAAGACGGACCAGCTCCTTTTCCTACTTGGCCTTGACTACCGCTGACTGCTGGACCTGGGGCACCAGCAGTCCCAACAGCTACATAATAAGTTGTACCAGCAGTTACAGCTATATTGTTTTTATAA